TACTTGGACAAAAACCGCTCATACAGAGTACTATGATAGCCCACGATACAATAGTACTGTATTCTTGAAGAATTATCCGGTTGACAGCTCGGAGACAATACAACTATGGGATGATCCGGATTGGGAATGGGGGGATGATTCAGAAATAGATTCGGATGATTTTCGTGTTGATTACGAAAATGGAATTATTCATTACAATGGCTATTTCTATGAAGGAAAACAAAGCATAAAGGTAACATATACTGCTGGTTATTCTGATGAAACAGTACCGGGGTGGTTAAAAGACATCTTAGTTCGACAGGTTGCTCATTGGTTTGAACAGGCTAAAAATAAATCTTGGCACATATCAAGTCTAGCTACTGGGGAAGGAGGCACTACTAGCTACAAAAATCTCAGAGATAATCTGCTACCCGAGTTTGTTTTGTTGGCAGATTTGAATAGGCGAAGAGGGGACTAATGAGCTTGAGGCTGAAAAGAAGTTTGAAAGCAAAGGATCTGCTTGATGTGATTAGGCCTGCTTTTGAGGATGGCTTGGAACATGCTATAGGAGTCATTCAGACCGAGTATCTTACTGGTCCTAGGCCACAGAAGCTAGGAGTGGTTACAGGACACTTGAGGAGTTCTATTCGTTCTAAAGTAGAACGGAAAGATAAAAGGCTAATAGGAACTGTTGGGAGTTATGGAGTCAAGTATGCGAGGATACATGAGCTGGGCGGAATCATAAGACCAAAGACTGCAAAGGCTCTTCGTTTTCAAGTTGAGCCTGGAAAATGGGTAACAGTGAAGAAGGTCGAGATGCCTGCAAGACCTTACTTAAAGCCTGGAGTGGCAGATTCTCTTGAACATATTAAAGCTCTGATTAAAAAACGCCTCCAGAGGGAAGGAGTGTTAAGTGGCAGTTAGTAGTAGAAGGGAAATATTAAATGACCTTAAAACTGCACTGAAAATGATATGTGTAGCTAATGGGTATCAAAGTAATGTGCAGGAGGTTCGTCGAGGTGTTTATGGTTATGATCAAATGCTCAGCAGACCGGCTTTGTGTTTCTTTAATACTATGGCTACTACTGAGGAATCCTCCATGAGCGGACAATCACAAAGGGTTCTTTCTATCACAATTAGAGGGTATGTTGATATAACAGAAGATGGTAACTATGATCCTTTGGATGAACTTGTTGCAGATGTAGAGAAGTTGCTGATGACCCCTGGCACATGGTCCAGACAAGGATGGACTCAAGTCAAGAACCTCAGAATATTTGAAGGACTGTTGTCCGATAAGGTAGGAGTATTCGAAATGGATATTCAGGTGACGTATAGATATGATTGGGCGTCACCGTAAATCTTAATAAAGCAGGAGGACAGAAAAATGGCTTACCCAATTCATGGAAAGGTTTGTAAGGTAACATTGGATGATGGGGCTAGCAAAGTAGCTGAGATGGGTGAATGGACCATTACTGCTAGTCTTGATGTAGATGAGGATACCCAGTTTGGAGATAACTGGAAGACCTATCTGGCTGGGCTAGCAAGTTGGTCGGGGACAATGTCTGGTAATTTCGATCCTAGCGATACTTACCAGAAGGAATTGATCGACGCCCTGGTTGCAGCATCGCCCGGGACCACTATTACCGATGCTAGATTTGAGCTAGAGGATAGTAATGACTATTTTTCTGGCTCTCTCATCGTAACCTCGGTTGAGGTCAATCCCTCCATAGCAGGTACTGTGAAGGTAAGTATCGGGTTTCAAGGAACAGGCGCACTAAGCTTAACTGTTGCATAAAGCCAAGGAGAAAGTAGAATGGCTACTACACACGGTAAGAAAGGCATCATCTATAAGTGGAACGGAGTAGCTGGGGATCTATCTGATGAACCTTGTACTGTCACAGGTAATGATGCTCAGATTACAGACTCGACGAAAAGGATACTCAATCCCAACGTTACTGTGACTTTTAGCCAAGCTGTTTGGGCTGCTAGTACGGCGTACTCTTTAAATGATCTAAGAGTGCCTACCTCTCCCAATGGGTTTGTGTATAAAGTGACTACTGAAGGGACTTCAGGAAGTGTCGAACCTACTTGGCCTACTACTATCGGAGCTACGGTGTTGGATGGAACAGTTGAGTGGACTTGTGATCATTTATGCAGATTGGTCAATATTGATTATGCTAACGGGACAGCCCATTTTTCCGGGGTACCTGCGCCTGTTACTTGTTCAGGTACTGGAGCCTATGTCCCTACAGGCAACTTGGTGAAGACAGGGTACTTATATGAATGGACCTTGTCCGTCGATTTAGAAGTAAGTGAGTACAATTCCTTTCAAAGTGATTGGAAGAACTTCATGGCCGGTCATGCTTCTGCTAACGGGTCTGCTAAAGGCTGGTTTGTAGGCACCAATTGGTGGGATGACTTCGAAGACAACGTTGACGGTACAATGGATTTCTTCTTTTTACAACTGTTTACTTATGATCCAGATGACGACAGAACAGGTGATCATTTTGATTGTTGGGTAATGTTCTCGGGGTTTGAGCTACCTGTAGGCATGACAGGACCTGTGTCAGAAACAGTAAGTTTCCAGGTCCTCGGTTACCCTCCATTCACTCCTAATGCTTAGAGGAGGCTAGGATGATACGAATTGTTTTTGATAAAACAGCTCAAACCTTTACGTTTGAGCTAGAAGGGCAAGAGATAATGGATCAAATCGACGGAGCAATTACTGTAGAATTAGATGCTTCGGCAACGGGGTCTGTTCATTTATTTTATTCTGATATAAAAGGGAGGAAAAGGGAACTGTGGGCTAGGGAGGCTCATATAATCATAAAGGAGATAAAAGAAATAAAGGAGGTTAACGATGGTGGATCTAAAGCAACTAATGGAGACGAAGAAGAAGGAAGTAGTGGGATGGACGCCTGAGTTTGTAGACAACTTCAAATGCAAGGTCAAGTTTATTACACGAGCAGAACTGAGGCGGTTAATCGAGAGATGTACTGTCATTACTTATGACAAGAAAACGCACCAAAGAGTGGATCGTCCCGATGAGGATAGGCTTTACAAACAACTGTCAGCTTATATTCTTGATTGGGAAGGTCTTACTCCTGAAACTCTTGCTAGGATTCTCCCTGTTGATGTTAGTGGCCTAGAAGGGGACATTCCTTGTACTGAGAACAACAAGATCACTTTGTTGAAAGAAGCCTATGAATTTGATGATTTCATTAGAGAGTCCATAACGAGTTTGGACAGTTTTGAAGAACAGAAACTAGAGGAGGAGTTAAAAAACTCAGAGGCTTTATCACAGCAAGATTAAAAAATCCAGGCGGACTGGACCCATGCCGTGAATGTGATAAAGCTTTAAAAGACGGAATTATAAGAGAACAGCGGTGTGGGGATTGTAAGGTTACAGAGGCCTTATGGCCAGGGAATCATGAAGCCTGGTTTTACATAGTTCGAATGTTACCAGGTCTTGTTGGGGAATTTGGAGTGAATTATCATGCTATTCAGTTGGTGTTTGAGGTTTATGATGTGCCCATACGGGACCGCCAAGCATTATTCGAGAAAGCTTTGGTAGTTGCTGAAGCCATATTGGAGAAGAGAGCAGATGGCCGATAGGATAGAGCTCGATTTAGTGGTGGATGATAAAGGAACTGTTACAGTTAAAAAGTTTCTTCGTACCACCGAGAAAGAGACCAAAAAGACAGCAGACAAGGTAGAAAAGGACTTGGCAAAAGGTTTTACTGGCTGGATGTCTAAGGCCCAAAGTGGACTGTCTTCAATTGTCAAGAGACTTACCTCGATTAGAGGAATGTTGATGGCGGGATTTGCTGGGTATGGAGCAGGCAGGTTAGTGACAAGCTTTTTAGATGCAGCTAGAACGGCTGAAAACTTTCAAGTGCGGTTGAGGGTGCTGTTAGGGTCTGTTGAAGAAGGGAACAGGCTTTTCCAAGCCATGGCCGATTATGCTTCCAAAGTTCCATTTAGGTATGAGGACATAATGGCCTCTGCCACAGCATTGTCGGGAGTCATGGAAGGAGGGGTAGATGAGATAAAAAGATGGATGCCGATGATTGGGGATCTTGCCGCAGCAGCGGGGATGAGTATTGAGGATGCTACCGGTCAGATCATTCGCATGTATTCGGCAGGGGCTGCG